GCTGGAGCATATGATAGCAAAACAGTTTTTGCTTTTACTACTGGAGAGGGCTGGCAATACAATTCATCTACATCTGTAGTAGAGATAGATTCTTTTCCAGAAGCACTAGACTCTCCAGAAGATGATGACATAATTTCTGTTACAGACACGGTATTTCAAACAAATGCCGATAATATTATCTTCTTTAATGAAGATAGATCAGAAAGATATGAACGTTGCAGGTTTTTTAATAATATTATTATGATAAAGGGTGATGCTGCAGAACTTACATCTGCAACTTCTGGTTTTACTATTGAGGCTGGATCAAACTATATACAAAAAACTGGTCTTACTGTTGATTTTACAAGAAATGCTCCGACAGATGAATTAAGATTTGCATTTTCAATAGTAAGTAAAGATGGAGGCTCTGGCTCAATTCCAGATAAAATTAAAATCTTAGTTGAGTTCGCAAGTGCAGAGAATGAATCTGCTAGGTTTGAAATTGAAGCCGAAGATGGCGAAGGCGATTTTGATTTTACTACAAATAGATACTACGTAGTAACAAAACAACTTCAAGAACTTATTTATACTGCTGATTTTACTTGGGATTCTGTAACAATAGGAAAAATATATGCCTCTGTTGAAGTTTCTGGTACCCCAACAGATGATTATTATGTTGCACTAGATGCAATGAGATTAGAAAATACATCAACAAATAATCCTCTTTATGGTATGACTGGATATACGGTTGTTAAAAATGCAGATGCAGAAGCAATTGTTAAGGCTCCAAACACTAGCAATTATGTTGAGTTTAGATTTTCAATAGGTGTAACATAATGGCAAATAAAATATTAAGAATTCTTAAAAATGATCTTCCACCAGTAGAATCTGACAATGCTTACTCTGTTAGATTTAGAATAATATCAGAAGACAAAAACAGATTATCGCACTGGTCTCCAGTTTTTACAGTTGATTCTGTTGAACCAGAATCTGTTAGCGGAAGCGTTGTTGTAAACGGACCACTTATTACTGCTGCATGGGGACACGAAGAAGACAGACCAAATTATGATGTTTTTGTAAAGTTTGACTCTGATCCCTACATACATCACGCAACAGTTGCAGGTTATTTTTATACATTTGTAAATGAAGCAAGCAGCACCGTTCGTGTTGCTATACAAATAGCAGGTACTGCAAAAACTAGAAATGCAGCACTTGAAATTTGGGAATCTGATATAACTAACGTATAACTGGTATAATTAAATAAAGGAGCAAAATGGCTAAAATACCGTTACCAGAACGAGGTCAGCCCTTAGATGTTACATACATTTATCAATTGGCTGAGACTATTAATGATATTGCTACTCAAGTATCCTCTGCTACCTACAAAAATAGTACAATAGATACAGTAAGTGCTGGTAAACAAAATTTAAAAACCTCTGAAATTCAGGTTGCAGGAGGATTTGTTGAGGTTGCAAATAATTCAACTGTAAGCGCTGGTAACGAGAAGACTTTTGCATACGATTTTAAATCAGATTATAAATTTCCACCAATTGTTACAGCAACAGCGGTAAATATAGGAAATACACCTGCTGGACAAAATGTAACCGTAATTTTAAAGTCTGTAACTACATCAAGAGTTGAAGGAACTGTTAGGTTTGGATCATCTGGAGATCTTTCTCTTGTTGTAAACATTATTGGTGTAGGTATCTCAAACTAAGGGGTAGTTTTTTGATTCTTCGTTGCAGAAAATGCAATGGCAGAATGTTTGTTGATAGACAATATTCTAGCCAAATACACTTAGAGATATACTGTTTGTTATGTGGCAGCAGAAGGTTTTTTCATCCCCCATCAGATAGTAAGGAGGGTTTATGGCTTATGGACCAAGAAGTATTGAGAACAAAGGCTATAATAGTAAGCCTGTAATTAAAGGCAATAAAAAAATTTGGTTTCTCAATAATGACCTTGTTCGTTTTTATCACAGTTCTAGATCTACAGGCATGGTAACTATTTTTAATATTACCAAGGACAGATTAGAAACTTGTTTAAGGTCTGATTTTAGAAAAAATAGACAAAGAGCGTTTACTGTATCAGAAACTGCTCAACTTGTCAATAGACATCGTAAATATTTTCCATCATTAATAAAACGAGGAGTCATTCCTCCACCAACTGGTGCAAAAATAAACGGTGAGCGTGGATGGCAAATTAGAGCATATTATTCTGAGTCGCAAGTAAAAGAAATACGTGATATACTCGCTAGTTATCACTTGGGCAGGCCTAGAAAAGATAAATTAATTACAAATTCAACTACGCCAACAACTCAAGAATTGACACGCAGAATTGGTGATGGTATACTTACATATACAAGAACAGAAGATGGAAGATTTATTCCAGTTTGGTCAGAAAAAATATAGTCCTTGGGAGGGGCAGTGGAAACAGAGAGCACAGCAAAAGTATCAGCAGTACTTGGTTATACATTAAATCTTGGCAACTTTGAATCATTAAGGGTTGATCTTGGTGTTACCGATTTTGTTCGTAATGACGAAGATATTAAACAAGCACAAGATCGTGTTTACAAAATGGTTGAAGTTCAACTAATTGAAAAGGTAAACGAGGCAAAGGCAGAGTTGGCTTCAGACTAATATGGCTGAACGCAAAGACCGCATGGCTTTGCTTAGTCGGTACAACAAACTGCATTTGCAAAGACACGAAACAAAGTCAAACCTTAACTTAAATGTTGAGCAATGGGCTGCCGATGCATTAATAGAGTCATATGGTATTCAAGAATGTTACGATTTGTTATCATATTATTTTGATGTATCAAAAAATCCATCTTGGAATAATTTTGCTTATAACGCAGAACATTTGTTTCGTGGTAAAATTGCTATAGAGCAAGATTTAAAAGAGCGAAAAGAACGCAGAAAAAAGGCTAGGGAGTGGCTAAGTGATTAATACAGAATCTAAATTAATTTCTGCACTCTTAAACGACAAACAAATACACATATTGTTGCAGGCTAATGCAGAAAACATTATGCGTACCCATGTTGACGTTTGGCAATTCATTCGTAAGTATGTAGAGGCAAATGGTTCAGTTCCACCAGTTTCTTTAGTCGTAGAAAAATTTAGAGATTTTGTTCCAGAAAAAGAGGTTGGATCTACCAAACATCATTTAGAGGAATTACAGGTTGAATATTTAAACGAAAGCATAAAAGATATTCTTAGATCTGCAGCATCCGAAGTACAGGCTGGCAACGGGACAGCAGCGCTTAGTAATTTAATATCAAAAACAGCAGAACTAAAGAAAAATACCTCAACAATACGAGACATTGATGCAACAGACATTCATTCTGCTATTGCATATTTTGAAAACGTTCGCAAAGAACAAAAGTTAGGCAAGATAGGTATTAAAACTGGCCTGCCAGGATTTGATAATTATCTCCCATCTGGAATCATGCCAGGTCAACTTGGTATCTTTCTTGCCTATCCAGGCATTGGTAAGTCATGGCTATCATTATATTTTGCAGTTCAGGCATGGAAGCAGGGAAAAACTCCATTAATTATTAGTCTTGAAATGTCAGAAGTGGAAGTTCGTAATCGTGTTTATGCAATCATGGGAGAAGGCTTGTGGTCACATCGTAAACTTAGCAATAGTGAAGTAGATACTGAGATGTTGTTAAAGTGGCACAAAGATAAAATTGAGGGTAAGCCACATTTTCATATTATTTCTAATGATAATGGCGGAGAAATTACTCCGTCTGTAATTCGTGGAAAAATTGATCAGTATAGTCCAGACTTTGTAATTGTAGATTATTTACAACTTATGAGTCCAAACCAAAAATCTGAAAATGAGACGGTACGTATGAAAAATCTATCTCGTGAACTTAAACTAATGTCTATTGGTGAGGAAGTTCCTATCATTGCCATTTCATCTGCTACACCTGATGATGTTACTAATTTAAATACCGTGCCAACATTAGGTCAAACTGCTTGGTCAAGACAAATTGCTTATGATGCCGACTGGGTTCTTGCACTGGGTCGTGCATTCAATAGCGATACAATAGAGTGTGCATTTAGAAAAAATAGAAATGGATTTATGGGAGATTTTTTAGTTCAGGTAGATTTTGATAAAGGATATTACAGATACAAAGATTTTGAGGACAAGAATGTTTAACGAGACATACACAGAAGAGCAGGTAGAGCGAGCACTCAATGGGGTTGGTATTGAGATTGTTTCTCAAACAGAAAGCAACTTTATGATATTTTGCCCATTTCACAACAACTCTCGCACACCAGCAGGAACAATATCCAAAGAAAAAGGTTTGTTCTTTTGTTTTGGCTGTCAAACTAGCAAGAACTTAGTAGAATTTGTTATGTCTGTCTCTAATAGAACCTATTTTGAATCGGTAAGATATATAAAACAAAAAGATAAAGAAGTAAATATTGAGCAGTTAGTAAACAAAAAATTGTATACAGCACCTGAATTTGTTCAGTTTGACGAAGTATTAATTAAAAGATTAAACAATCAGGCATTAGAGACACCAAAAGCAATGAATTATTTTTACAGTCGTAGAATAACAGAGGGTTCAGTCAAAAAGTTCTCTCTAGGATATTCTGAAAAACAAAATTTTGTAACTATTCCAGTTCAGTCTCCAGATGGAATGACTATTGGATTTGTGGGTAGGTCAATTGAAGGAAAAGATTTTAAGAATACGCCAGGGTTGCAAAAATCAAAAATTCTATTTAATTTACACAGAGTTAGATCTTCTAAGTTTGTATATGTTGTAGAGTCTTCTTTTGATGCAATTAGACTAGACCAAGTAGGTTTTCCAGCGGTTGCTACGCTGGGGGCTAACGTATCATCTGTACAGATGGGCTTGTTAGAAAAGTATTTCAGTGATGTTATACTTATAGCAGACAATGATGAAGCGGGGGCAACAATGACAGATCGTATTTTAAGTAAAATAGGTTCTAAAGTTGCTGTTGTAAACATTGACAAAAAATACAAAGATATAGGCGAGATGAGCGACGAGGAAATTAAAAAACTAAAATACAAGTTTGACAACTCAATAATCGCTATGCTAGAATAAAAATAAGGAGAAAAATGACAATAGTAAAAGGGCTAAAGAATATCAACGCTCTAGTTGATAAGCCAAAGTATGAAGGCAATAAGGTTCGTTGGTTAAAGTTAGCAGACGGACAATCGGTAAAAATTCGTTTTGTTGAAGAACTAGACGAAGATTCATCTAATTACAATGAAAAGCGTGGTCTTGCTTTGGTTGTAAAAGAGCATACAAATCCAAAAGATTATAAGCGTCGTGCTCTAGACACAATGGATTCAGAAGGTCGTGATTGGGCAGAGGAAATGCATCGCAAAGACCCAAAGGCTGGATGGAGAACACGTCTTCGTTTTTACTGCAATGTTTTAGTGGATGATGGCATTGAGGATGCATACCCTGCAATTTGGGCAATGGGTGTAAGCAAGCAGTCATCATTTAATACAATTCGTGAATATGCACTTGAAACTGGTAGCATATCAAATTTAATGTGGAAACTGAAGCGTAACGGTCAAGGTACCGAAACAAGTTACACATTAATTCCAGGAAGTCCAGATAAAGAACCATTTGATTGGTCTAAGGTTGAGCCATATCCATTAGAAAAGGCTCTTAACAAAATTCCTTATGCCGAACAAGAAGCATTTTATCTTGGTTATGACACACCATCTGCTGGTTCTTCCAGCGCTGAGTGGTAATACTTAGTGTCTTACGTTGGGCTTCACGTTCACACACACTATTCATTAATGGATGGTGTGGCTACTCCACAAGAATATGTCAGTCGTGCTCTTGAGTTGGGTATGCCTGCAATTGCGATTACAGATCACGGTACTCTTTCTGGGCACCGTGAGATGTATCGTCTTTGTAAAGAAGCGGGTATAAAACCAATCCTTGGCATAGAAGCATATCTAGCAATAGACAGATTTGATAAAAGAGATAAATCAGAAAGAACTGGTCCTCTTGATTTAAATTATTTTCACATTGTTCTTTTAGCCAAAAATCAACAAGGTTTGGAAAACCTAAATAAGTTAAATGAGATTGCTTGGACAGAGGGTTTTTACAAAAAACCAAGAATTGATTTTGAGGTTTTACAAAAATATAAAGATGGGATTATTGTTTTATCTGCTTGTCAAAGTGGAATAATAGCAAAAGCAATTGAAGTAGAAGAGTATGCTCAGGCTAAAAAATATTTAGAATGGTTTAAAAATAATTTTGCTGACGATTTTTATATTGAAATTATGCCACACAACAAAAAAGAAATAAATGATTCACTTATTGAACTTGCTAAGGCATATTCTGTTAAGATTGTTGTAACTCCAGACTGTCACCATTCAACTGTTAATCAAAAAATTATTCAAGAAATGATGTTGCTTCTTAATACCCATGCAAAATTAAAAAAAGATGTTACATATGAAAAATCTAAAAAACAAAAGAATATGATGGATCGTCTTGATTATTTGTATGGTGAAGATAGACAGATGTCTTTCCGCTCATTTGATATTCATTTGTTGTCTTATGAAGAAGTGTTTGAAGCAATGGCAAAACAAGGTATTGAAGATCAACAAATGTTTGACTCAACTCTTGAAATAGCAAACAAGGTAGAAGATTACGACATTAAATTTAATTTAAGTTTGTTACCAGTTCAATACAAAGATCCAGATGGACAGTTAGCAGAACTTGCGTTTGCTGGATTAGAAGAAAAAAGACTTAACTCTAATTGGCTTGGCAATGACATATATGAGCAAAGACTTGATGAAGAGTTATCAATTATTAGAGATAAAAAGTTTGCACCATACTTTCTTGTAGTTCAAAATATGA